ATGTTCCTTGAGGCATATCCTCAATTGAGCTAATAACTTGTTCATTGTATAACCACATAATTTATCTATCTATGTTTATAAGTATTGTAGTATCTGTTGTAGGCGATAAAGGTAAAGGTTGAGATAATTTTCCTACTGCTAATAATTGCTGTTGACTATTATATAAACCAACAGTTGTTACGTAAGGAGCAAAATAAGAACCTGTAGTAAAAGCATAAGGTATTTCATTACTTGAACCTGATAATATGGATGGATTTTGACTAAAACTAAATTCATTTTGTCTAATTGTACATTTATATTGAGTTTCATAAATGGTTAAAGAAGATGAAAATGAACATGTTACATTTGATGATGTTACAAAATTTTCAATTACTGATACATCTGATAGTCCATAAAGTGATGTTCCGTATATTGCTGTTCCATAAGTATCTGCTCCAGGTTGTGAATCACTAGTAATTACAGCAATACCATGTCCATAAAATATGTTACCACAAATTTGTTGTGATGAAGAAAATATTAAATTACCCTGTCCATCATCATAAATAGAACCACTTGGTGCTATCCAATTAAATGAATTTGGTTGAATATAATTTCCAAATAATCCTACAGGAATAGACATTACTCCTATTGTAGCATTAGATTCAGTAGGAAAATAATGAGCAAATGTTAAATCCGTTTGTGGATAGTTATAATATCTACCTGCTGAGGAGGTAGTACCTACTAATACATCTCCTAAAGGATTATTACCAGGATAAATACTTCCTGTATTTAATGGAGAACCATAACTAGCTGTAGAGTTTAAATAATTAGAATAATAAAGTTGTTCAATTGAACTATAAACTAATCTTTGATATTGAGTAGTAATTTCTCCAGTTGTAGGATCTGTTAAAGGATTAAATAATGAACTTGAATTTAAACCTAAATATCTATCAATACCAACAACAGAACTAGTTAACGCGGCTGCCCCCTCAAAATTAAACGATTTGTTTAATTCAAGCGGAGTAATTACTATATCCGACGCTAAAAATTGTTTGTAGGCACCCATTCATTTTAGAAATCAAGTTTAACTCTTACAAGAGCTTCTTTAGTAAAATCTTTTAACAATGGTCGTGACAATTTAGCTACTGCTAATAAATCATTTGTATCATTATATAATCCAATAGTTGTAATATATACTTGAGGGTTATTAATGAATTGAGAATATAATACTTCGCCTGTTGAACCGGAAATAAATGAAGGGTTTTCTGAGTAGTTAAATTCTGAGCTTCTTGGTCTAATAAAAATATAATCAGAAACAATAGTTTCTTGAGAATTTAAAGTAAATCCTGTTGAACCACTAATTGCTCTAAATAATTGAGAATTAGCACTTGTATTGTTAGTATATGTTGCTGAACCTGAATATGCTGATCCACTATATACAAAAGCAATACCTCCACTAACAGCAGGGGCTGCTAATGCTAAAGGATTTAAAATAATAGTTCCAATATCTGGTAGTAACCATCCATAAGATCCTGAGTTTGCTGAGTATCCATCAACTGTATTTTTTGTTAAATTAGAAGATCTAACACCTGCTGAACCTGTGATTAATTGGAATACACGTCCCGCCGCTCCAAATGTTACTGATGAAACATAATTACTATTATCTGTTAAAGTAATAGAAGATGTTCCACTTCCTGTTAAGGTTAATGTTAAAGACCCTAAGAATAGAGATTCTTTATATGCTGCCCTTTCAATAGGTAAAGCAAAAAATTCAGATGATGTTATTGCTCCAAAAGTAAAATTAGTATTTTCATCTCCAATTACTAAATCTTGCCATTGACCAAAAATAGTACTTGTTGGTGATAAACCATCAACAGCAGGATTATAAACAGCACTTCCACTTCCAGCGGCATTTCCATAAGCAATAGCAAATTGGATAGATTGAGTAGTAGCAGCATCAAATACGTTTAAATAGTAATTACCTGAACTTCCTCCTGCTTGAACTGAAGCTGTAAAAAAACTTGTTAAAGTTGGACTATCGTTAGTCCAACAAGTAGATGATATAGCATCTGAACTTACTACAAAATCGTCGGCTTCTAATCTTTTAAATGACATTTTTTATATATTATTGAACTTTATTTACTGTTACTGGAATTGATAAGCGAGCACCACTATCTCTACCTTCAATAGTTAAAGTAGCTTGTAATGAAGTTTGAGTACCAAATAATGTATTAACAGTTGTTGCTGTCATATTAATTGTAGTACCTACTACTGTTCTTGATACTGAGGTACCAATAGTAGTAGTTTGATTAGCTAAATTTAAGGCACTTACGGCAGGTGTATTAATACCTACTCCTTCAAATGTATTAAATAGTCTAATATCTGAAATAGTAGCTGTATAACCTGCTGTTTCATAAGTATTACCACCTAAATAATTTAATGTTTGAGGTGTAATTGCTAATGAAGCTCCTTGTTTTAAAATAATAGCAGAATATCCAATATCCAAAATAGGCATTTTAGCAGTACCACGAGGTAAAGTTACTAATTTATATTTCATAACCTGAGTTGATTGAGGAAATGCTTCTAATAAAGGCATATTCTCAATAGCTTGTCCATAATAAGCAGAACCTGAAGGGTTATTTGGGTTGTAAAGTGTGTAGTCAATTTCATCATCAGCTAAAGCAAATTGAGTAATTTGGAATTGACCATTTTGTTGTGCTAATAATTGACGACCAGTATCAGTTAAAATTGCGTCTACTGTTACTATTGTATTATTTAAATATCCCATTTGTTTATTTTATTATAAATATATAGTTTTTAGTTTTTTATTATATGTTTTGGAAAAATCCTGCGGACTGAGCGATTTGTAATAAATTATTTTTATATGTTGGGTTAAAATTTTGAGGAATTAATAAACCAGGTGTAGATGAATTTGATAATACACTTGAAGTTGATGAATTTAAAACTATTATAGTTTCATTTGGATTAAAATAGTATGGTGCTGAAGTGTAACTAGGAGTAAATCCAGAAGTAACAATACTAAATGGATTAAAACTACCTGAAGTAGCACTTCCTGTTACATTTGTATATTGTTTAAGGGAAGCTTGTGAAGTAGCAGGAAATACAGTTTGAACTATAGGAATATTACTAGTAAGTGAATTTTGTTTAAAACTTCCACTTACAGGATTAGTAACTAAAGAACCAGTATCTGGGATAATATTATTATTTGAATCTAAACTTATTTTATTTCCAAATACATCAATTAAAGTAGTAATATGAACAGTATAAGCTGGAAATACTCCGACTGAGGCTGTTGAAGCTATTAGGTAATCTGTTAATTGAACACCATCAAAATAAGCAAACCAGTTACAATATTGTTCTACATTAGCTAATGCTCCTATTGAGCTACCAGTAGTCATCGCTTGATTTACAAATCCTTCATATCTAGAACCTGTTGGAGAAATTAATTTACATCCTTTATATCTTGGATTAATTTGTTTAGCTGAGGTATAATATGAATCAGGAACAGCTGCTCGAGTAGCACTACCACTTAAAATAGCTTGTTCATTAACAGCTGTTATAGCATTAGTAGTAAAATCAATATCCATGTATTTAGAATTAGGTCTATTTACTTGAGCATCATTTTGAATTACTAAATATTCTGGGTTGGAAATTTGAGATTCAAATATAGTAAAATTTTCTATGCTAGCACTATATCCATTACTTCCTAATCCTGTAAACATATAAAAATATGTTTGAGGTAAAATTCCTTGAATTTGTGCTTGATTTACTGTTACACTACCTGAGTTTCCTCCTAAATTATCACCAGGAATAGAAGCTGTAAAAGCTGTTGTTCCATCAATATTCAATAATTGTAGAGTTGTTCCTCCTGAAGGAGAACCCCAACGTTTTGCTGTAAAACTTATATAATAAACGTTATCAAAATTAAAATCATAAACGTTATTAGTAAAAGTCATACTTTGATCAGATACAGTAGGAGTATTTGCATAAAAAGTTCCTGTAGAATATACTTGATTAATATCTATTGTATAATCATTAAAATCACCATTTTCAACAACTAAATTTGTTCCCTCTAATTCACCATTAAAATCGTAATAATTAGTTAAAATTTCTGTTACTGAGCCTGTTAATGAAGGAGTAGCAGTTTCAAAAGCTGGTAAGTGGTAAATTTGTATATTTGAAAGAGATGCTGTTTGAGCAGAACCTGTATCATTATCATTAAAAATAGTTATATATTGAGTAGAAAAATTAGCATTAAAATTAACCGTTGTATTTAAATCACTACCACTAGAAATAGTAAATACAGATTCAGATATTCTTCCTGAGAATGAAGATGGAACTGTAGCTGAATTATAAACTTTTAATGTAGCTGCTGATCCTCCTGAACTTGATATATTAAATGTTACATTGTATACCCCTGATTGGGAAAGTTGATAGGTGATACTATTTCCAAAAGGGATATTATAATTTGAAGGATTTAATGCTAAATAATAATCATCAGGAAGTGAACCTCCATCAGAACCTATAGTATTACCTATTACTATAGATCCTGTAATTATTTGGTTTTCTACAATATAAGGAACATTAGTAGAACCACTACCTACAAAAGCAATAGAAGCAGATGGGCTAACTTGAGGTGTTCTATATCTATTTCTTTCTAATAATGTTTGTTTAATTATTATACCCGATGCTAAACCCGTTCTAGCAGGTACCCAATCAGCAAACATTTTAAATAATGAATTATCAAAAAATTGAATTAATCTTATATAACTCCACTCTTGATAATTAGAAATATATTTTTGAAAGTATGAATCTCTTATAGCATCTAAAGCAGGATAAGTATCTAAAGAAGAAGATTGAAATCTAGGATCTCCAATTACATCTCCTAAATTAAAATATCCTATTTGAGAATTTATATCTTCATTTATTTCATTCTGTGGTGAGAAACCAATTTCAACATAATCAATATCTCTAGTATAACTAGAACTTATTTGTGGGAATTGTTGAATTGAAACAAAGGGAGATAATACATCAGCATTAGGAATATTTGAATTACTACTACTATAAGGTAAAACAATATTTTGTTGTTTTATTTTTTGAGAAATAGCATTTTGAATACCTGCAGGTACTTGGTCAAAATAAAATACTTCTGTATTAGGAATATATACTCCTGAACTTGTATAAAAATTACTATTAGAAACAAATGAGGAAGTAGTAACCCAAGAACCTGTTACTTTAGGATGAACAGAAATAGAGGCTGTATATAATTCACCTCCTAAAGTTGCTCTAAATGCTAAATATTCACTTAATTCTGAAGAATAGGGATTCATTACATAAGCATCAAAATTACTTTCAGAAATAGGTAATGTATAATATCTTATTTCTTGTAATGAACCTGTAAATATTTTACCCGTTACTGAGGAAGATATACCAAAATAAGATATAGTACTATTATTCCAAGAAGTAGCAGCAGATGTTACAGAAGATGAAGCTTGAAAACTTATAACATTTCCGTCTTCACCTTTATAATTTTTATTTTTAGCGTATAAAGTATAAACGTTACTATTTTTATTTATTAAAACAGACCACCAACCTTCATTATAAAAAGGTAAATAAATACTTGCTGTATTACTTGGTGTAGCAGGGTCCGGAGCAAAATCTAATTTAGCATATTGGTAATAAGGATCTATAATAGAACCTGAATATGAACCGCTTGTATATCCTGAACCAGTATATTTAAGAATTAAACTTACATTTTGATCTGTTTGCCATAAACTTTGTGTAGCAACACTAGCTGTGTTTTGGGGTAAAACATCTGTTCTAAATCTAAATTCTACGGATTGAGGATTATCACTTGTAGCTCCCCAAGCAGAATTTAATACAAATGAAGAACTAATATAAGAAGATCCACTTGTATAAAAAGCATAATTATATTCATCTTGCCAATTATCAAAAGAATTTACATTTCTATCTTTGCCTCCAAACTCATTAATTCTTAAAATAGTAGAATCAACTCCAAAAGTTGTAATTAAATCACGTACTCCAGCAACAGAACCTTTTTTCTTAAATAATAAAGGAATATTGTGGTAAATACGTTTATATGTTTCTTTATTTATATCATCTGTAGGGTATAAAGAAGATGTTGATGAAGCAGTAACGTATGTTGTTATATATTCTAAACCAGAACCTGTTGGTACAGGGTATTGGGTTGTTGTAAATGGTAAATTATATAAACTACCTGATGGGGTAATACCAATTAAAGCTTGATAAAGATCATTTGATGAAAAATTATTTTGATATATTTTTACACCCATATCCCTTAATATATCAGCAACTAAATCTTTAGATACACCATAATTTAATCTGTTATCAGCATTATATTTGTTAGTAACATCTTGTAAATATACAAATATACTATCAAAACTTTGTCCAATCATTTCAACAAATAACACAAAATCATAGTTGTCAGAATCATCTGAAATATATGATGGAATTGCTAGAGTTAAAGCATTATTATTTTCAAGATCATATTCTTCGGCTACTAAAGATTGAGATATAAACCAATCTGAACCACTTGTTGATGTTGTTGAATAATTTGTATAGGGTGGTGTATTACCTGTTTTAGGCCAAGCTGTAGAAGCAGAGGTATAATATAAATAATATTCGTAGGGATCAAAAGTAGTAATTATTTCATCTATTTTTGCCTGCCATATTATATTACTAGAAGAAACATAATAAGATCCACTTGAAGGGCTACTAGAAAAACTAGCACTATAAGTATATTGTTCTAATAGTTGTAACTTATAATAAAAATTTTCAAGTCTAGTTTGAGCAGATGAAAAATGAATAAAATTACTATAATTAGAATAATCTATATTAATTGATAATCCTTTTTGAGCTAATAAATTATTTAATTGATATTGTAAACTTCCGGTTCCTTGAGAATATGAGGACGTAGTAGTTGTTAAATTAGTATAATTAGTATAATCTGTAGAGTTGTTTATTTCATCACTAACATTTAAATTATAATTAGGACCTGCTATATAAACATTATCATCTATAGTATTAAAAGTAGGAGTAATAGAAATATTATATGCTAAAGAATTAGCTATTTGTTCTACTACCCAACATTGACTTTTTAATATAAATTGATCTGGTAAAGGTTCATATAATTTAATTAAAATTGTTGGGTTTGTAGTATCAGTATTATCTAATAATAAGTTATTAGCTATTACTAATTGATTATTTCCAAAATTTAAACAAAAATCTATATATTGAAGTGGTGAAGATTGTATTTCCTGAATAAAGGATGTTGTTGTAGTTACAACTTCAAAATCTAATATGTCAGTAGTATCTAATCTAAGTTCTGTTCTATCAGAACTAATTTCAGATATAAAATAAGTTTTAAATGGGTTTGATGATAATCTTCTTCTTAAAAAGTTATATAAAGTATTATATGATCCTTGGTCATAACCATAAGCTGTTAGATCTTTTAAAGGATCTATAGAAACTTGATTATCTATTAATTTATATCCAGGATATCCATTTATATTTTCTATTAATGTATTTCCATTTATGTCATAAACATAATACTCAATATAATCAGTTTCAGGATTAAATGAAATTTCTACTTCTTGAGCTTGGATTAAGGATAAATCCTCAGAATTATATTCCTGAAATTCAAAATTTGCTGGGGAAATAGGAATTATGTTAATTGTTTCGTTCATTTATTATACTTTTAAACTTCCTGAAAGTAATTGTTGTTGTAAATCTAGGTTTTCTTGTCTTAATTGTGTAATTTCATCAATTAAAGCTTGAACAGTAGTATCAGTTATAGCAGATGTTCCTATATAATCTGTACTTGTTTTTATAAGGTATTCATGAGATTCGGATTCTCCAAATTTAGGAATAGAAAAAAATAATTCTTGGTAATTTTGAAAAAACTCAGCTACTGAAATTGTTGGAGCAACAATAGAACTAGTAGGAGATATTACTCCTAATTGAGTAAAAGAAGTATCAATTACTTTTTCGTATTGATTTTTATCATATATTTGTTTAAATAAAGTTATAACAGCCATTATCCATTTATTACTTTAAAATAATATTGATCATCAAAAACAATAGTTGAACCATTGATTGTACTTTGAATTAAAATAGCATAATACCTTTCAGGTTGGAGGAAATTCATATATAAATCAAAATAACTTGAAGTTGCATCAGCACTTAATTTAGTATAAGTATAATCAAAATCAACTATATATTCATTAGTTTCTAAATCTTTTAAAGCCCAATATGAAGCAGTAGGTAAATAATAATTATTTAAATAAACAGAAGAAGTTTGCCATATTTGAACAGGATATTCTGGTCGAGCATTTATTCTAAATCTATTAATACTTTCACTATAAAACACACCAGGATTTTGAGCTAAAGTAATAGTAGCTGGAAGTGTATTTAAAATTGTTTGGGTATTATTAGAACCAGTATTAAACGAAAAATCATTCCAACTAATTTGTAAAGCTGGAGGATAAATTGTGTTTGTATCGACTGAAAAATACTTTAATTCTGGTTGGTAGTTTTTATTGTCTACAAACTCTAAACGCTGTTTTAAAATAAATCCATAATTATCTATTATAGTAGTAGGAATAGTACCTGAACTAGTTGTCCATGCTTTAACAGTATTTGTTACATCTAAGTTAATATCTTTATTTGTTCGGTAGGAAAATGTAACAGAAGATGTATATTGAGATCCTGTATACCAAACTCCACCCCCAGCAGGAACGGATGAAGTATATGATGATGTTGCTCCTTGAGGAGGATTAGAGGTTCGCCACACTGTGCTACCTGAATATCCTGCCCATATCCAACTACAACCATCTGTTGAAATAGGTTCATCTAAATAACGTCCTGTTCCCATATCCCAATATTGAGCTAAAGGAAAACAATCAACAGAAGTAGTTACTGCTAAACCTGTAGCAGTAGCAATAAAACATTGTAATTTAGCATTCCAACTTCCTGTAGAGGTTGTAGATCCTGAATTAAATAATGATTGAGGAATTAAATCAATAGCAGCGGCTAAATCTTCATTAGCAAATTGAATTAAAAATCTACTTGTTTGAGGATTAGGATCTGAATATGCAAAAACAGTTTCTGTTGCTTCTACAATTTCATCTAACCCTGTATTCATATTAGGAAATAAAGAATATAAGGTAGCGTCTTTTTCGGGGAATATTTTTAGTACTGCCATTTTATTATAAATTTACTACCCTTCCTTGAATATCTGTATTTGGATATTTAACTTCAAAAATACTAGGATCTAAAGAAGGATATATTGTATTATTTTGAGTTGCTGCTGGAATAGAGTATGCGTATTTAGAATATCCTAAATTTTCACCTACTAAATTATTAATGGTTATATTTTGTACTGTTTGGACACCTTCAATAGCATCTAATAAAATATAAAGATTTCTTAATACAATAGGTTGATTAATTGCCCATTTATCAATAGCAAAATAATCTTGTAAAGCTAAAATACATTTAGATAATACTTCATTACTATTATAATTAGGTAATATAATAATACTAAAATTAACTCCTATATTAATAATAAAAGCATCTTTAATATTAACAGAATCATTAACCATTCTGTATTGAGATAAGTATGTAGTTAAATTCTGTTTTAAGGCAGTGGATGCTGTGGTTAAACGATTACTTACGTTATATGACAACACATACAAGTCTAATACGGATTGAGATTCACCTGCTGATATTGATTGTGCTTTGGTAGGTTCAATATATGCTTTAGACACTACACCATATCTAGCAGGCATAGATAATGCTCTAACTAAATAATCATCTTGAGTTACATTTCGTAATTGAGAAGCAAAATTAGCAGAAGAATTTTGTCTAATTTCTTCTATTGAATCTCCATCCCCTCCCCCATCAGCAGCTGTTGGATTAGTTGTTCCTAAAGTGTTAAATATAGTATTAGCGGTTCCTGGGAATAGGTTAGTGTTTAAGAATCTAGCAGTTCCAGTAAATACAGTTAATGAATTAGCGGGAACATTAGATACTGCTCCCCCACCTGTTAAATATCTAACAACTAATGTGGTATTAGAAGGTGCTATACCATATGTTTTAGTAAATAAAAAGTTTTCAGGTGAATATGCTGTTGTTAATTTATCTTGTTCAAAAGGTAAACCAATACCTACATTATTAGGATTAGGAATAATACTTTCATCAGTATCGTTTGCTGTTCCCGCACCAAATTGAATTTGTAAAGAACCTGAATCTAAAAATCTTGTTACAAATCTACGTTGGATTTTTTCTAATTTTAAAATATAAGGAGTATCTCCTGAGTATTGTGATAAATTAGGATCATTAGTATTAGTATTTTTTATAGAATCAAATACCATTTCTTGGCCTAAATAATCTACTTCATACCATTTATCTCCCGAACCTGAGTCTACAATATCTAAAATCCCAACAATTTTATCAGCATTGATTTCAACAGTTGAATACTGAATAGGAGCTCCAAATTGAAATTCTGTAGTTTCAATAGTAGCCGAAATAGCTTTTCTTATTTTCTTTAAAAGAAATTTTGTTGGGGTTGTTCCTGAAATTTCATATACTGTAACTTCAGTAGGATCTCCAGAACTTGATACTGAAAAATCAACAGGATCTTCAATTAAAAACGGAATTTTGTTTGTTGTGTTTTGGGTAACAGTTGAATTAGGTTCAACATATAAAGCATAACTAAAATCGGGAACATAAGTTGAACCAGATAATATTGATGGAACCTGTTGATAAAAATTTATATAAGTAGTAGCTACTTGAGTTACATTTGGTTTATAACCGAACATATAAGCTAATTCATACAAATTGTTTGTTTGACGAGCATATTGTAAATATGTTTCTTGTAATTGATTATCCAAATAAAAAGCTAAAACATCCCCTACATAAGCTGCCATCTCCATAAACATCATTCCTGGTGATGCTGGACTAAAGTCATTATAAGTTGTTGGGAAATAGGTTCTAGCGTAATCAATAAGACTAGCTCTTAATTCAGTAAAATCTTTATTGATGTATGATATGTTTCTTCTAATAGCCATTATGTAAATTGAATTTCAATTGCGTCATTTATACCTGTGTTTTGTATGCTGTATGTAAGGTTAATTGTAACTTCATTATTATCTTCATTTGGAATAATAGTAAATTCTTCTACTACTACATTAGGAAAATAAAGAGCTAATGAATTTTCAATATTTGTTTGTAATCCTTCTAAATTTCCTTCTGATATTTGTTCAAAAACGAATGAACGTAAATTTCCACCAAATAAAGGATTTAAATATCTTTCTGGTTGGTTAGTTAGAAAAAAGTTAATTAGATTATATTTAATAGATTCTTGAGTTGTATATGTAGTTCTAAAAACAGCCGGAGCATTAAAAGGTAAAGCAACTCCCACACCAACACTTGGTTTGGTATCTAAAGGGAATATTCTTTTAGCTCCAAATGCCATTATTTACCACCCATTAAAGCCATAATTTGATCTAATCCTACATTGCCTTCAGGTAAAGTACCATTAATAGCATCTACAGGACCTTGAGGTTGAAAATCTCCAGCATATGCTGTGGTTGCTGCTCCTCCACCTTGCATTTCTCCTAAAATACCTCCAAACATAGCTTGTCTTTCTGCTGGGGTTAATTTTTTAGGAGATTCAAGATGTGGTTGAGCATAAGTGTCTCTAATTGACTCCGTAACAATTGTCTTAGGGGCACGAACAGCTTCCAATAGAATATCTTTTAATTCTTCTTGAATAGCTTCCTTTACTGCCTCTTTAATAATTTTTTTAAAATCTGATGGTTTCATTGTTTATAAATATGCTCTTCTACGTGTTACAGTTGATGTATAAGGAACCTCCTCTATTTCAATAATAAAACCACTATATGTTGTTTGATTTATTGTTTGTTGAGCTTGTAATTGTGCATCAGCTATTGATTGAACTGATGTTGCAATTGGAGGTAATGCGTTATTAGGGTCACAATTCTGTAGTATTATATCTATTGATTTTAAAGCTTCTACTGCAGTTAATATATAACTACCAACAATGGATAGAATTAAAGCTGATCCTGATAGTATTGATTGATATTTAGATAGTTTTGAATTACCATATTGATCAAAAGTAATTTTTCTAATTAACGTTTGAGCATCATTTAATAAAGTTGTTATAATACTTGGTGTAGGTAAAGCATTAGCGGGTGGTAATTTTAAAGCTAATGAGGTAGCTATAGATGCTACATCAGTAGTAGTAATTAATGACAAAGCGGTATTTAAGAAAAAAGATAATCCAGTAATAGATGTACTTAAAATTTCAATTTTATTTCCTATATTATTTAATTGATTAACTATTAAATCTCGTTGCTGTCTTAAAGCTAATAATTCAATAGGAGTAGGACATACCCCACTACTTTGATAAGTAATAACATAATTATCAATTAATTTATTAATTGAAGGTTGTATAATTGTATTTACTTGACTTCCTAAAATATAAATTAGTTGTGGGAGTTTTGTTGCTCCTTTAGCTTTAAGATTATCTGGGGTTGATTGTTCAATAGCTGTAGCATCAACTGTTTTTTGGCTTGCTGATTTAGCTTTTGCCTCAGTAATAGCTGCTTCTTCTTGGCGTTGTTGTTCTATGTCTAAAGGTAAAGCCATTATACAGTATAATTATATTTAGATTTTAAAGTTTCTAAATTTGCTTGTAATGCTTGTAAAGAAGTATTTACTTGAGCCGCTGCTACGTTTAATTGAACTAAAGGAGTACCTGGAGGGGTTGAAACTGCTGAGGAACAGATAGTCATAAACCCAGATAAATTAGAAATTAATTGATTTAATAAATTAATAGTTTGATTACCTAATAATAAAGGTTCAGTAGCATTTTTAGAACCAATATATGTGTTTGTTGATTGAATTACTGTAGTGGGAGCATCAATATTAACACTTTCAACGGCATTTAAATTTATGGATTTATTTGAACTTAATAATATATGGTCATTAAATGAATTGAATACTAATCTTCCAGAATTTATTATAATTTGGTTTCCTGTATATTCGGAGGGTAAGGTTGGTGGATTAGTTTTATAACTTACATATGAATTACTAGCAGCATTTAAAGGTATTTTTTGAGTAGATCCAAAATAAATAGATCCTAAATCTTTATTTATATCTTCAGTAATATGTTTCCACCCATTTCCAGGATTAATACCTTGACCATTTCTTATTATCATTATTGGATCACCATCAGTGCCTGTAGATGACCAATCATTAGGTCTATTTTTTACTGTTGAACCAAATCTAATACTATTTCCCCATCTTCCTTCGTATATTACATCACCTTCAAAAGGTAATAAAGGGTTGATTGTATCTCTTTCTTTAAATGTTTCTCCAAAGTAAATTTCAGTTGGTTGATCTGTTACTACTCTAGGACTTCCTAAAGTGGTTTGTAAATAACTTTTTTGTTGAGTTTGGCTTAAATTACCTTCAGCATATGGAAGAGCATTATGGTGAGGATGATTCCAAAGACTTAAAGCATTTAAATAATATATAGATTTACTTGCTGTTGTTGCTTTAATCCCAATATCTGGTTGTCTTACTATTACTACTAATTCATTTACTAATGGGTAATTTTTTACGTTTGGAAATAAAGGTTTTGCTGTTAATCTATTATTAGCTGTAGAAGATGTTGAAACATCTCCAGGAGTTGCTTTATAATCAATAAATTCAATATTACCAATAGCACTAGCATCATCTCCATCTAAAATAACATTAATTACCCTTCCAGTACTAATTATATTTTCTTGTTTAAGAGCATTATTAATACTAAAGTTATTTTTTGTATTAAAATTTTTATTTAAAGCACCAAATCCGTAAGCCATTACTTATCTCCTTTTAACTCGTTCATAGCAGCAAGTAACTGCTCTTTTTCCTCATCGGAAATTGTTAATGCTCCTTCAGATGTAGTAGTAGCCATAGCACGTTGAGCTAAAGCAGCCATCTTAATTAATATATCATCATTTTTAACACTTATTTCCATATATTCTTTAATT